TTCTTTTGGTTCACCATACAACAAAATCGAATCCAACTGTGTTACCTTATCATCCGCAGCAATGCTGATTTTATCATCAATCATTTTATTATGCTTGAAAATTTCAAAGATCTTGTTGCCAATATAATCAGAATCATATCTTTCTTGCATCTTATTCACATCTCTTTCCGGTTTCAATTTATTCTTATAAATTGTTGGTTCAATAAAACACTTATAATGAAACGTACTCGACCGTGCTTTAGTAACATTACCAACAAAGGTAATTTGAACGCCCGAATTAACAATATCAATTTTTCGGGATTCCATATATCTGATAATGAGTCCAATACCATGCATCAAAGATGGTAATTCTGTCAATTCTGTCAATTGTTTGTATCTGACAATAATTGCTGCTCTTACTTGTCTGTCGAGAGTTAAAAAGAGGTCATTTTTGTGAGAAATTTTACGTACTGGTTTTTTGGATTGAGCCATGGAGTTTGTTTGAGATTTTGTCCAAGGATTTTGTTTTTGTCTCAATATTTCCAAAGATTTTGCAGAATCTTCATTAATTAACTGAAATGCGGTGTGTTGTGTGTTCGAATTTTCCATAAAAAGTAAACTTATAAATATGTAAAAATTGTAAAAAAATAATCATTTTTATAAGAACTCAAAAATACCAAAATCAAATATTATTGATAAATTGCCTAAATTTATTTCAAGTTCTGGATTATTAGAGAGATTAAATATATTACATCCATTAATTTTTTCCCATATATTTTTATTATCATTAATTGTTCTTTTCCTTAAAATATCATTTGTAACTATTTGTGAATTAATCATGTTAAGATTTTTTACAATAATTTTAACAAATTTTGGTAAACTATTTAAATTGTCTGTTGATTTGATTGATTCATCAGTTAATGTGTTTAATTCTTCGGTTAAACAAGTTATATTTATAATATAATTTTCATAAATAATCATAGCAGGATTTTCTAATGATATTGTAAAAAATTTTAAATGTTTATTATTAGTTTTTTTTTCTATTTTACATGTCATAATTACACCCCATTGATAATAATTATTTGAAATAAATATTAATGGTGTTTTTTGTGTAGAATAACAATCAATATCATTGCATAATATTTCCATTTAATAAAATAATTCTATTTTATTAAATATTTTATGTAAATATTTTCTTAATTAATCAATGATATTTCATCAAAACATTCTGGAGAAATACCTATACAATCACAATTTACCATTGGATTTGGACTTAATCCCTCCATAGAAGTTAAACCACATTTAACCGAATTTATATCATAATCACTAATCTGTACATTCTGGTTTTGATTTAAACATTTTATTCCTTGCGCTTCTCCAACATCAGAACATATATTTGATATTGTGGTTTTATTTAAATTTACATTATGAGATGCAACCAACGCTATACCGGTTGAAGCAGAACCTTTATACGTTTTACCTTCATTATTATCTGGATATCCATTAAAATCTACGTATTGAGCACCAATTGTTGTATGATTATGCATACCAGCTATTTCAATACAATGTGTCTTTACATTAAGAGCTCCTTGGATAAACAAACCTATATCCCCTTTCATTGCATGACCCATTGAATCTCCTAATCCAATATAACATCTTGATACCCCATCAATCAATTGATCAACTGTTTTTCCAGATTGCCCAGTCGCCCAATCAACCGTATCTTGTGTTATTCCAGTCTTACCTAATGGTGCACCTTGTTCTAAACCATATTTTGCAACAATTAATTGAGCATCTGCTAAAGGATCAGATTTGTATTTACCATCTTCAGTAACAACATCTCTAATTCTAAATATACCACCTACAGCATCAGATTGTCTTGCACCTCCATACGCAGCTTCTGAGTTATGATCATCAGAAGATATAGCTAATACTTCCATACTATTTGTTTCAAGATTCAATATTTTGAGATCATGTAATACTAAACCTTCATTCATTTTATCTGGGTGTCTTGATTGAGCAAAAGGTCCTACTACCGGTCCTTTTTGCGCAAATACCATCCCGTATTTATTACCATCTAATAATCTGCTTTCTCTTACAAATAATTCATTTGATGGTACACGTTTTGCCTTTACATCAGCAACTACTTGATTCATTGCGTTTTTCAAATTAGTAATAATCTGTCCAATATTTTTTCCTCCACCATTCTTTTGACTAAACGTAATATTATAATTAGAATTCTCATTTTTAATTTGTTCTAAAAATCTCATTAAAAATCTACCTTGTGAATATGTTGCCTTTACGACAATATCGTTAGAACCATTACACACATTAATATTACGAACCAATACATTACTTCCTCCATTAAGTTGTATTCCTCCCACTTCAAAATTTGCTAATGTTAAATTTTCAATCACCACATTCTTATTATTATTTCCATGAATAGAATGATGCGATGAGGTTTTTAAACTTCCGTTACATATATACAAGTTTTCAGCTGCCGAAAACACCTGTCCAAATTCACTAGGACCTGCATTTGGAATAAATGGTGCAGAAGCAGTTTCAATACATGCAAAAAATCTTTGTTGTAAACGATGTAATTCTGATTGTCTAACTACGTGTCCATTTAAATCTAATACAACATTCGCACATTCTACAGTAATTGCTGCAAAAAATCCCATATGATAGTATCCTGATGGTGTTGTCTTGACCGTTGGATAATCACCGGCTGTGATTTGTTGATTTGTTGGCATCAATGTATCATCTACATGTTCATTTGGTGAAAATGTAATATCATCCATTAATTTATAATATCCAGGTTTTATGATACGTACCGTACCATTCGCAAAATTCTCTTTTCTTAAAAGATGTGTTGCAAAATCTTCTTGACTATTTGCTACTGCGTATGTCCATGGATTTGTTGAATCATATACTGTGCTGGTTATTTGAAAATTCTCAAAACCATTTAACATCACCATATGTTCAGCAGAATATAATGATTTATAATTTTTAAATCTATTGTCTGTAAGAATCGATCCATTAAAACTTAATGTTGTTGGGCATGGATTTTTATACAATATTGTTGACCAATCTAATGTTACCATTTCTTTTTATTTAACTAATTATTTTTATAAAAAATAATTAATAAATTTTTTCAAAATATTTTCATAAAATTTCAAAAATATTCATCATTTATATCTTTGACACTATTGTTAACTTGTTAACTTATCACGATATAATCTATATTTAATGTTTTGACAATTATCATTTATTGTCAAGAACCAAAAAAACTTTTTCTTCATTCTTGATCAAATCCTTGTTTGCGACCACGACGACTCTTACGTGATTTACGGGAGCGCTTCGCGCCAGATTTGCGTGATTTACGAGCTGATTTGCGTGATTTGCGTGATTTGCGTGATTTGCGTGATTTGCGACTCTTACGAGCTGGTTTGCGTGATTTGCGAGATTTGCGAGATTTACGAGCTGATTTGCGAGATTTACGAGCTGATTTGCGACCACGGCTCTTGCGACCACGGCTCTTGCGACCACGGCGGCTCTTACGAGATTTGCGAGCTGATTTGCGACCACGGCTCTTGCGACCGCGGCGGCTCTTACGACCTTTGCGAGATTTGCGACCACGGCTCTTGCGACCTTTGCGAGAATTAGCACCATAACGACGTCCTGAATTAAACGACTGAGATTCAGATTTTTGAAGTGAACCAGCATCCTCACTACCAGCTGGAAGAGTTATTACTGAATCATCAGATGACACTCCCTTAGCCGCCTTTATTTGGAGTCCGATAGCTCGCGCGCGTACAGCAGCTCTTGCATCAGCTTCTCTTTGTGCGGTATCTGCAACAGCTGCTCTGGTCGCGTTTAAGCGGGATTGTTTAGGGCCAAGGTCTAAAATTTTATCGAATTCTACAGGACCTAAGGATTCGCGAAGTCTGACTAATTCTTTGGCACTGGCGTTCTTCTTGTCTAACATTGCCGCAAGTTTTAGTTTATCCTTTTGTCTTTTTTCACCCAATTTTTGTATGGCTTTTTGATATTTTTCAGCTCTTTTTGTTTTTAATTCATCACCAATTTTTGTACGTTCTGCTATTAAATCGGCAGAAAGTCCTGAGCCTGATTTAGCCTCATATTCAGCATCACGCATAATATCGTTTACTTCAGGTCTTTCACGACAAGCTCCATTGCTCCAACTGCATGTACCACCAAGTTTATTTAATTGTTTGTAACCAGGCATGCTATCTGGAATAGCGGTACCATGATTTAAACAAGCTTGCATTTGTTCACGATTTGTTAAATATCCAGCAGTGGCTAAAGAACAACCATCTACAGCTTGTGCACCAGACTCTTTATCAAAGTAGATTGGATATGATTTTTTGAAGACCGCAGAATCTTTATTTTTTAAAGGTAATCTGCATTTACGATTACGTTTTTTTGTTTTAGAATACCATTGACAAGGACTGTTACAGTCGCTTTTTTTACTACCACTGCAAGGATCTGCAACACTGCCTGATCTTGTTTTTACGACACGTTTTTTGGGTTGGACCTTGCATTTACCAAGACGACCTTTACTAGGGTGTTTTTTACTTGGGTGCCATTTGCAGCCACGTAAAGTTTTTAAATCTTTTGCACCTTGGCAAGAAGCTTCGTTTCCCATTTTGCTACCGTCGAAATCAGAGCAACTACCGGTAACTCTAGATTTGGATTTAGATTTCGAACGTCTGCTAACGCATTTTTTATTTACAACATGACAACCAGCCGAAGATGTCTCATTACCACATTTTCTCAATGAAGACTTACTACAATTATTGTTTTGTACCATTTTTATATTTATTATATAAAAGAAAAAAAAGTTTTTTTTTAAATTTTTATTAAAATTTAAAAAAAGAATTATGTAACGGAAAAATAAAATTATTTAATTTTATTTTTGATATTTTATTTTGTGGATTTTTCAATTAAATATTTTGTATTATGAATCCAACCTTTTTCAGTTTTGAATCCCCATTCGCGTTGTTTTGGTCCTGGAATAAAAAGTGTCCAAACATCTGGATAGTTTGGATCAAGTTCAACTCGATGAAAAGTTTCTGAACTCGCGTATCGGAATGTTCCTGCACCCCACCAAGTTTTTCGTCCATCAATAGTATGTTCCCAATAACCACCATACAGAATAATAGTAATGAATGGCCAAGGATGATCATGAAGATCGTCGGGATCTGATTTTAAAAATTTATGCAAAAAAAAGTTAAAAGGAAAGTAATCACGATCTTTGATAAATAGATAATAACGGAGTAGATAAGGTTCAGTATCTTGTCTATCATTAATGACGCGATATCTTGATAATCGTACCATCAGATTATGAAAAATGTTGTTAAAGTTTGATAATTTGATGATGATGAAAGAGAATAAGAATATTAGTTTTAGGATAAAAGGAACAATGTTTTTGAAGAAAATATTAGTTCCGAAATAGATGAGTGGTATTAGATATATGTCATAAATATTATAAGAGTAATTAAACATTTTTGTATATTTTCAAAAAATATACAAAATTTCATTTTTGTGTGGTGATTTGAAAAATTTATTTAGTTTGTAAATCAAAAATACGTTTACCTAAAAATAAGATTAAGATTGCTAAAACGACAATAACAACAATAAAAGGTACATCATTTTTTCTATATATTTTGCTACAGATGGGACAAAAAGCAATATGTTCAGCAATGTCCATACAAGTATGTTGAGAATTTTGATAATTTTCTTGTCTATGTTTTATTATTTTTTTGAAAAAGCCTTTTGGATTTACAGCAGTTTCTTTAAAGTGTTCAGGTTTAAATTTTGACATTTTTTCTGGTACTTTTTTAACAAAATCATTATGTTGAAAATTTGTTTCAAACTTTGATTTAATTGGATTTGGTTTACTAAAATCTGGTTTACCTGGTGTTCCTTTCATTCCAGGATTATCTAATCCACTTGATTTATTTATTTGCTGTTTTATTGGCATACTTGGTTGCATAGGTGGTTGCATACTTGGTTGCATGTTTGGTATATTAGGTTGCATAGATGGTATATTAGGTTGCATAGATGGTATATTAGGTTGCATGTGTTGTATAGGGGGTTGCATAGATGGTATATTAGGTTGCATGTGTTGTATAGGGGGTTGCATGGATGGTGGCATATTATGTTCTATAGGTGAATCATCAAAAATATTATTCGTACCATTTTGATATATAGAATTATTTTTAAAATGCTCGATATTTTGTGAAGAGTTATCCATGAATCCGGTAGGAGGTAATACTTTTATAGATTCTTTTGCAGCAACTTTATTGAATGCACCTCTTTGATTTGGATCATCTAAATCTAGAAGATCATCGATATATGTAACATTCTGTGACATTTATTATTAATAATAAAAATATTTATCTTTTTAACATAAAAAATTTTTATCTAAAAATAATTTGATTTAGTTTTTAAATAACATTAAATATTTTTAGATAAAAATATTTGATAATTTAATTAAGATTTAAGAATTTATTCTTCTGATTCGGAATCATCTTCGTCGTTAAATCTGCTTCTGCGAGATTTGCGACCTCTGCGAGATTTGCGACCTCTGCGAGATTTGCGACCTCTGCGAGATTTGCGAGATTTGCGACCTCTGCGAGATTTGCGAGATTTGCGAGATTTGCGAGATTTGCGACTCTTACGAGCTGGTTTGCGAGATTTGCGAGATTTGCGAGATTTGCGGCTCTTGCGACTCTTGCGACCAGAACGTTTGCGCCCACGTGATTTGCGGCTCTTACGACCAGAACGTCTGCGACCACGTGATTTGCGAGATTTGCGACCGCGAGATTTGCGAGATTTACGAGATTTACGAGATTTGCGAGCTTTTACGCATCCGGTATTTTTTCTCCATCCGCAACCTCTAGCTTTTTTAGATTTACCATTGCATACTTTTTTATTCATGTTAGCACATTTGCTGGAAGCCTTTCGACTTTTACGACGGCTTTTACGACGTGATTTTGTTGTACGTTTCATTTTTTATTATTTAAAAAGAAAAAAATTTTTTTTTTTAAAAATTTTTTTAAAGTTTTTTTATAATTTAAATTAAAAAAAAAATAAAATTTTATAAGTTTTTTTAAATTTAAATAAATAATTAAAAAAATTATAATAAAAATGATTCTTCGTCTTTTGGACCATTTTTGAAAATATAATTAAAGTCTGATAAAACATTGGCGTTATGTTCATTATTAACTAACATTTCTACAATATTAGCAAAATTACCTTGATTTTGTGCAAAAGTTATAATATCTTCCATATTTTCATCATGATTTTCTTCAGTATTTTCTTCAGTATTTTCAGATTTTTGTATTTTAACTTTTTTATTTTTATGAACAATACGAATACCTGCACGAGTGATATCAAGGTATTTAGAACTTTTTCTAAAAATTTTAAATTCTTCATAAGTACCATTTACAGTGAGTTTAATATCATCTTCTGTTTCAGGTATTTGAAATTCATCAATATTTTCGATATCGATATAAATTAGTTTTTTTTTTCGGAGATGTAAATCAATTTCTCTTAAATTATATTTATTAAATTGTTGATTGTTTGAATTCATATCAGTTGTTTGTGTGTTGGTTGTTGAATTTATTAAATCTAAATCCCAATCAATGATAGCGATAATATTATTTGGATCTCCAAATGCATTTTGCATTGCTGAACCTGGATAATATACATTCGAGTCAGTAAGAGTTTGATTTGAATGTATATGTCCTGATATAACAGGAGGATAATCAGTTGACCATGTATCACCGTCAATTGATTCGATTGCACCCATTTTACAACCTTTAAATTCTTGATGTGCGAAAATAAGTAAACTTTTTTGCCAATCTGTGTCTGATGTATTGAGTGCTTCAATGAAACGACCGTTAGGTACATAAGGACAAAATGTTAAAAAAGTGTTAGGATTTAAATGATAAAATGTTGGTTTATCTACAATATGAATATTTGGCCAATCTTTCAAAGCGTTCATCCAGTGGTTAGTAGATAAAAATTGTTGATTATTGATAAGGTCATGATTACCGACAAGAATATAAGTTAAAGTAATGTCGGACATCTTTTTAATAAATTCGTAAGATTTATTAAGAGGGATGGTATGGAGACGTTCATGTTCGTGTAATACATCACCTAGAATAACAATGAGATTGGGTTGTTCGGAATTGCATGTATCTACAATTTTTTTGATAAAGTCATCGCAATCTTTAATGTTGGATGTTTTAAAATGAGGGTCACCTATAATGACAATTTTGTAGGACATTTTTGTAATTAATAAAGTAATTACAAAAAAATCATTTTTTATTATGAAATAAATTTTCATATTATAAGTTATTCAATATAACTACAAGTTATTCAATATAACCATAAGATTTTAATTTATCGATTAAAAATTGTGGTATATCACGATGAGAGACAGTGTAAGGTACTTCAATTAAACGGATTCCTAATTTTTTACAAATTTCTTTTTTCATATTATCACGATATTGTTGAGCGTAAAATTTATCTTTAGAACCACCATGCATAAAAGAATTATATTTATAATGTTGTTGACCGTTATATTCTACGGCTAATTTATAATCTTTGTTATACATATCAAATTCTAAATTTTCTCCTGTTACGGAATTAAATAAAAAATCAGGACGAACTTTTGGAAAAGGTGCATTAAATATATTTTGTAATGTTTGTCTACAAATAGCTTCACCTTTACTTTCTGTTGGTATTCTGGAACTTTTACGGAAAGGATCACGACTACTATGAGGTGAATTTAAATAATTTACCTCATTACTATAATTTTTATCAAATCCACTGCTAATAGATTGAGGGAAATAATGTTTTTTTTTAGATGGTTCACGAACGAGTTCATAAATATTATAGGTGCCAGTTAAATCTTTTTTATCAGAAAAAATCCAACAAAAACATAATATAACGATTGCACCGGCTAATAAAAAAAACCATCCATACGTGTACCATAAATTAGTAATAAAATGAAACATAATATTTTACAAATAGGGGATTTAATTTTAAATATTTAAAATTAAATTATAAATTTAAATCTTATTTAAATTTATAATTATAAGTTACAAATTGATGACAGATATTAATCAAGACAATCATTTTTTATGTCCAGTATGTCAAGAAACGATGATGATACCCAGGATATATCCTTGTGGTCATAATATATGCGAAGAATGTATGGTGAAGAATGATGACACACAACGTAACAATAGTACCACAATGGCACAATTACCTATTTTTAGTTGTCCTATATGTAGATATGAAACTATGAAAGAATGGTGGGCCAGACCAGTAAATACGAGTTTAATTGAGGTTTTATCAGAATTATCTGAAGAATATAAAAAAAAACATAAACATCATGAAAAACTATCCCAAGAAAAATATAAAGAATTAACTATTCCAAATAATATAAATCTTTCTTATATATGTAAAAATATGAGGGAATATAAAGCTAATGAATTTTATAAACAAATTTTGCCTATATTATACAAAGCTGCTATTGATGGTAAACCTTTTGTTACGATTTCATCAGAACATGCTAATATTTCTTCGGTTGCTGATATATTAGCTGATAAATTAATTAAGCAAAATGGTATATATCGTTTTATAGCAAACCAACGAGAATGCCAGATTGAACTTGTATCAACAAATAATCATTATCAATATTCTTATGATAATCCTAATTATAATACAGATACACCTTTATTAAATTTATCAGAAAGTTCATCAGAAGAATCACCTACACAAGTTGATTCTTTATCAGAAGTTAACAATACATTAAATCAACAAAATTCTACAACTATCTTACAACCATTTCTCAATAGAAATAATCAAAATTCCACAAATTTAGAACAAGAAAGATCAAATGAAACAAATGAAGAAACAAATGAAGAAACAAATGAAGAAACAAATGAAGAAACAAATGAAGAAACAAATGAAGAAACATTGAATGCTCTAAATTTGAATCCATCTGAAATTATAAATGCTGATATAGAGTTAGTTCAGACAAATCAAGAAAATCCTCAAGTTTCAAGAATAGCTGGACAAAATGGTATTATTGCAGTCTCTGTTCAAAATTCAGGCCCAAATTTTAATGACAGAGCATCACGAGATATAAGTCAATTAGTAGTCAATAATTTGTTACGAAATCTGAATTCTATTAGTTCTTTGAATAGATAAATTATTATATAATTAAATTTTACAAATAAAATTTAATCATTATTTGTTCCTTGGTTTGAAATAATTTCTAAGTTATTTCTACAAATTGGACAATCTGGTTTATATTTAACCCATTCATCAAGACAACATTTATGAAATATATGTTTACATGGTATTAAATTATAAATTTGTTGATTACAACTAAATTTTTCATGACATATTAAACATAATTGTTTACGTTTGTGTTTAATTTTTAATGTACTATATTTTTTTGATTCAATCGTTAATTTATTTGCATCAATTTTTTCAATCACATCTATTGAATCATATAGTTCTCGACTTTCAAGCATCGCTCTTTCAAGTTCACGTTCTTCTATGATATTTTGCATTAATTGATTTTCAAAATTTATCCAATGTTGTGTTCTATTATTAACAAATCTAAAATATAAAGTATTATTTACATCTGGAGAATTTTGCGAATTATTTTGATGCTGATCAATATTTGAAATAAAATTATTTAATAAAGGTTGTAATTCTTGTGATAAATTATTTTCATCTTCTACTGTATCTTCGTTCAGGTTATCATCAGAAGAATTTAATGAACTATTTTGTTGTTCACTCATTTTTCTATGTTATTTAATATTAAATAACATATTATTTAAAAAATAAATTTTATATTTAAAAATGTCTTTTAACCCAGAAAATCAATTGACAAATGATCAAACTATATCCATAAATAGTATATCTGATGTATTAAATGCTGCACAAGCTGAAATAAACACTCAAGATATAAATCAAGATGCAGATGCAAATCCATTTGATATATTTAGCAATCCACAAATTAAAAAAGCAAAAGAATCTTTACCTCCAAATGTTAGAAAACAATATGAACAAATCGGAGAAAATATTTGGAATCAAATGGAATCAAGTCAAAAATATCTAAATAATTCAGAAACTTTTATTAATGATGATGAAAATCATAGTGGTATGAATGTTGAACAAAATTTTGATGCTTCTAATTTACCACCTCCAGTAGAAGAAGCCGCCGCTAATATTTCGGAAGCCATTAAATCAGGCATGCATCCAACCTTATTAGATACAGATGAAGAAAAAGTAATGGTGCATTGTTTTGGTGAAAAATGGTATGAGCGATTTGGTTATGATGATCAAGATATGAAAGAAGTTATTTAAATATAGTTTTTATCAAATATATATTATTTAATAAAAATGATTTAATTATCAATTAAAATCAATATTGATATGGATTTTACATTACCAGACATTCAATATTACGTAAATATTAAATACCATGACACAAATTTTCCAAATGGTTTATTCTTACAAGATGTTGTCAATTTTGAAGAAAAACTAAATGATGCAAATTTTTTCTTTCAAAATCAAACTATATACCCAACTATTTTACAAGATATAATGTTCAGTCAATTTAATAACAATTATAACGAAGAAAATATACACACAGCCAAACATTTCGTAATAATTTTATACATATTGTCAAATCATGCACTTGCACATAAATCAATAATTAATGACACAAATACAACACATCAATCCCCACATCAATGTGCACAACACAACTCATTATACACTGATATTTCCACATGGTTATTTTGGTTTTGTGCAATTATAAAAGTCAATAAAGTTGATTTACTACATCAAAACAATCAAATAATTTTTAATATTAAAATTAATGACATCACATGTAAAGTTAATACAGAATTTATACCTTATTTAGACAATATTGAAGATATTGAAGATATTGAAGAT